CTACGATGCCTATCACAGTTTCGTGCGTGATAGAGGAAGTGGTGAACAACAACACCATCGTGCTGCCGAGAGAGACATTCATCGAGATGACAGGCGAAGGTGCTACAAACGTGAAGCTTGCATCCAGCTCAAAGATAGAGAGGCATGTGCCTGACCTTGACCATGTCGTGGAATGGAACAACAGACTGTGGGGATGCTCAAGCGAGGACAACACGATATACGCATGTAAGCTTGGTGATCCTACCAACTGGCAATACTATCAGGGAACATCTCTTGACTCATACTATGCCGAGCAGGGTACGGATGGAATGTGGACAGGCATAGCACTGTACTCAAACCATCTGATCTTCTTCAAGGAGAACTATCTGTGCAGAGTCTACGGAACGGCTCCGAGCAACTTCCAGGTAGCGAACACAGAAGCTTTCGGAGTAGAACCAGGCTCAGAGAGATCTATAGTCACTATCAACGACACTGTTTTCTACAAGGGTAGGCCTGGCATCATGGCTTACTCAGGCGGCATTCCGTACTGCATCAGCGATGGATTCAATGTGGAATTCCGTGATGTAGTCGCAGGAACCGAGAAGCGGAAGTATTACGCTTCGATACATACTAAGGCCGCTGGCTATGAGCTGATGGTGTTCGATACAGAGCGAGGACTGTGGCACAAGGAAGATGATGCAAGATTCCACTCCTGTGCAACTATCGGTGACAAGCTTTACTTTATCGAATACAAGGATGAGCTGTTCAACTGCTCACAAGGCCTGCCGTGTTCAGAGTGGCTGCTTGTAGGCGATGAGAATGTCGAAGGCACAGTAGGGATAGTGAATCCTATCAACACATATGAGTCGGCAGACAACATCAAGTGGAGAGCGGTATTCGGCCCATTTGATGAATACATCGAGGAGCATAAGATATACAGCAAGCTGGCTCTTCGGATAAAGACAAAAAACGGAGACAACAACGATATCACGGACGAGGAAGATGAGACGATCCAGACCGATGAAGGTATCGAACTTGTACAGCCAAGGACGATCAAGGTGTACATCTCAATCGATGAAGGTGAGTGGGAACTTGTTGAGACATATGATCCGCCTCACACGAACGGAGAATTTATTCCAATCGTCCCGAGGAGATGCGACAGATATTCGATAAAGCTTGAAGGCGAAGGAAACTGCGAGATCAAGACTCTCACACGGAGAGTGCGTCAGGGAACCTTCGGAAGGTTATAAGGAGACAAACAGATGGCATATACAAGGACACAATGGGTAGAACAGGAAACGCCTCTTTCTGCTCAGAATATGAATAACATCGAGGATGGCATCGAGGAACTTCAGTCGACCAAGGTAGACAAGGCAACAGGCAAGGGCCTGTCAGATCAGAACTACACAGCGGCAGAAAAGACCAAGCTTGCTGGCATAGAAACAGGTGCACAGGTGAATCCAGGCGTAGCTACGACATCTGCGAATGGCCTCATGAGTGCAGCAGACAAAAGCAAGCTCGATGGAGTACAAGCTGGTGCTCAGGTGAACAGGACATACACGCCTGTTTCAGGCAATCCTACATCGGACTTATACCCTGGATTCGGCACATCGATATTAGTATCCCAGGTATCACAGGATGCAAATGGGCAAGTGTCATTAACAAACAGGCCGATTAAGATTCCAGACAAAATAGCGAATCAAAATGAAAAAGGCCTAATGTCACCAACAGATGTGGTAAAGCTTGACCAGCTCGAGATCAAGCATGTTGTAGTAACAACGTCTAAAACCTATTCAATCAACCCAAAGAGTTCCGAACAGATTACATATAATATTCCATACGATGGATATTCAATAGCAATCCTTGAAGGTGCTATCCTGCCAGACGGATTATGTATCGGGAAAGTAATCACATCATCTGAAGATGGGTCGGTATACGCAATAAAGGTAACAGTAACAAATGCTGCTGGGACTGTAAAAAATGTTACTACAGGGTCCAGAGCAAATGTGCTTCTTATAAAGGGGGATGTTTTAGGATAAAGGAGTCTGACCAATGCTAATAGACTACGATCACAATCCATCGCTGACCGAAGATCAGAAGCTGCAGAGCCTTGTCGAGAATCTGATACTCGCATTCGGAGAGATGCAGACCATCCTGAGTCAGCAGCAGAAGCAGATGGATGCAACAGACAAAAAGATAGACAAGCTGCTTGAAGCGATAGGCGTAGTGGCAGAGGACATCACGGATATCCGAAGCGACATATCGTCAATGCAAGGGAGCATAACTACCATGCAGGGTAATATCTCCACAATGCAGGGGAATATATCTACGCTTCAGAGCAATGTGTCTACGATCAACGGAAACATCACGACCATAAACGGAAATATAACAACGATGCAGGGCAACATCAGCACCATGCAGAACAAGATAACCGCACTTGAGGCTGTCGCAGCAGATGCGATCCTTCAGAGCACAGCGTCTTAATTGAAAGGAGACAAAGATGGGAATAAGAGAATCTTTACTTAATACAATAACATCGGCAGGCAACAGCGACTTTGTGCGAATCGTTACAAGCGCAGGAGCATCGAGCAAGGCCACAGTAGCCAACCTGTTCAAGTCGTTTGAGTCTGGCCTTGGTGCGAAGTCGAGCCTTACAAATTCTGATTACATTCGTGTGGTGGGGAGTGACAATAATCTGTACAAGCAGAGCGTGAGTAGCGTAAAAAGCGCATTAGGCATAACAGCTTTGGAAGACAGAACAAAGGCATATTTGTATGAACAGTCTTCAGGAGATTTTTTAACCTGGGTGCAAAACACTTTTACAAATAATGGCGAATATTATGTCATTTATGCAACTACTAATACCACTGGATGGCCTTCATCTGGCACAGGGACATGCCTTGTTCAGAGGCGGAATGCCGATTATTATTTGACCGCTTACATAAACACCACAGGTATTGCGGACGGTCAGTCAGTTTACTTCAATAGATTTATCGCTGGCAGATGGCTTGGATGGACGCAAGCACTAACAAGGGCAGAGGTAGAGGCCTTGGAAACGACTGTAACAGGCACAACGAATCAGTTCGGAGCTATAAACTTGAACCTTCCGTGGAGGAATTACGAGATTATAGCAATCGCTTCGACCAATGGTAATCAGTGGTGTATTCCCACTATTGTTGGTGCAAGTACATACGCAAGAGTCTTGACAGACGGGGCTTCTTGGGCACCTGTTGCGAATGCAAGCGTAAGCCTTATAGTTAGGTACAGACATTACTCACAATAAATAGTAATTTAATGAACCAAAGAAAGTGTGGGGCGAAAGATATTTTAGATTTTACGTATGACAACGTAAAATATGCTAAAATCACATTAACAGCTCATAATAAGAAAAACGGAGGCGTTAATGGTCAAAGAAATCATCATAAAGTACGATACCGAGCGAAGAACAGCCAGGGGCGGCATTCGCAGTGAAAAGGTAGGTGATTTAGTGCGCTGCCTTGATTGCAAGCATTATGATAATGGTTTATGCAAGCATACATTGATTCCACATAATACAGAAGAAGATGGCTACTGCTCATATGGCACACTATAAAAAGTGTGGGGCGAAAAGCTCCACATTTTTTGATTAAGTGTAGGGGAGAAAAAATCCCTGCACTTTTTTAGTATAGGGAAAAACAAGGAAAGGACAGAAGCGCAATGAATTTTGGAACTAAGATCAGAACAGCAATAGCTATAGTAGCTCTGATCAATCAGGCACTTGTTACGATAGGACCTGTCGATTTCGGCAACGAGGTATCCAATCAGATTTATAAATGGATATCGTTTCTCTTCCTTGTGGGTGCCGTTGCATCAAGCCATTGGTACAACAACGATTTTACTCCAGAAGCCTGCGAAGGAACAGGCTACACACGGATGCTGAAGTCAGGCGATGATGGGATGGACATCGAGGTAGATGGCTATCTTGAGGATGGTGATGAGGATGAATAAGACCAACTTCAAGCAGTACGATACACGCTGGGCGAAGCTTGGATATCCAAAAAAGCCTTGGTACATAAAGGAGTGCGGCTGTGGTGAAGTGTCTATCGCAAACTGCATCATCGAGATCGCCAAGTATGCGAACGAGACTCCTAAGACGATTCAGCCATATTGCAAACAGTATGCGGCTCCGAATGGTAACGGCACATACTTTTCAGGAATTCCTGCCATGATGAAGCACTACGGCATGACCGAAGTGAAAGAGCATCAGACAATGGGAGAGCTGTGGAAGGAACTTGCGAAGGGAGACCGAGTCGCTATCTATCTCATGGGGTCGAGGCCAGGCGGATCTAAAAAGGTGCATTGGACATCAAGCGCACACTTCGTATGTTCGGTAGGATATAAGGCCAAGAACGGCAAGCACTATGTCTATGTGAAGGATAGTAACAGCACATCATCTCTCAGGAACGGATGGATCTCATATGAGGACAACATGAGGAATGATGTCAGCAGAGTGTGGTCAGGCAAGCTGCCTAAAGCTGCTCCGAAGAAGAGCATCGATGAGATAGCCAAAGAGGTAATCGATGGCAAGTGGGGCAATGGCGATGAGCGAGTCAGTAAGCTGAAGGCCGCAGGATATGATCCTGACGCTGTCCAGAAGAAAGTGAATGAACTTCTCGCTCCGAAACCTACGGCAGGAGAAAAGATAGCAGCAAAGGCAAAGTCGTACTGCGGTAGCAAGACAAAGGAAACGGCAGCATACAAGAAGGCGGCTCAGGAAGTATACGGCAAAGGTAACGACACATACTGCCATAGGTTTGTAGGCACTGTCCTCGCTAAATGCGGATACCCGAAGATGGACTACAGCGGCAAGACTGCTGCAGCGTGGAAGAAGATCATGGCCTACCTGAAAAAGAATTTCACTCAGGTCAGCGGCACTCCTAAAGCAGGAGACATACATGTGACACAGAATGACAAGGGTGCTCATCACATATTCATAGAGCTGGGCGATGGCAAGAAGGCCGAGGCCAACAGCAAGAAGAAGTATTATCCGCATATAGCCAAGACAGGCAAGGGAGCCAAGAATTGGTTGTTTAGGGCGAAGTAGCAAAGTGAGGTGATCGATATGACTGAATCTATAATCGTGGCAGTGGTCACAGGACTATTCGCCTTACTTGGAACTTACCTGACAGTGAGATCGGGCAATCAGGCGATCATGAATGAGATGAAAATTCATCAGGCTGTCCAGGATGAGAAGATCGTTAATCTCACTAATGAGGTCCGCAAGCACAATGACTTTGCTGTAAGGGTTCCTGTACTTGAAGAACAGGTGCGGCAGTTACAAAAGGGAGCGTAAACATGGAAAAGGATGTGCCATACATCGTATATGAGAGTGAAGCAGCCAGACATGAGAGGACAGTCAAGAGGCTTATCACGGCCCTGCTGATATCCATCCTGCTTATCGTAGGCAGTAATCTCGCATGGCTGTGGGTATGGAATCAGTACGACTTTACATCGGAGTCTTACTCCGTAGAGAATGATGGGAACAGCAACCTGCTTGGAGCAGGCGCATATATGAATGGAGTGACTAATGGCATCGAAAACAGTGTACAAGAGGAAGACAGCAACTAAGCGAGACCGCACCAAGGCGAAGGGCAAGGCCACAAGGCGCAAGGTCACAGTACGCAACAGAGGCGGCAATGTGAATGTAGTCGTAGGAAAGAGATGAGAGACTATTCCAGAACGGAGCTTACCGAGGCTATTGATGAATGGATCTTGAACGAGAAGCATAGGGCCATATTAAAATCTCGACTTATCGATGGCCTCACATATGATGAGCTGAGTGAGAAATATTATATGTCTCCGAGGCAGATAAAACGGATAGTGTACAAAACACAGGAGACACTATTCAGGCACTTATAAGGCACCTGGCCGACATCGTCTGGGTGCTTTTTTATTGCCATAATTCAGGGAGAAAGGCAGGTGATCATATGTGGATAGAGTATCAGAACAATCCTGTTGGTAGGCGAGTAGGTGACTGCGCAGTACGTGCTATATCCAAGGCCCTGAATATGGGATGGGAAGCTGCGTACATTGCGCTTGTTATCAACGGCCTTCAGATGGGAGACATGCCTTCAAGCGACTCCGTATGGGGAGCGACATTAAGGCAGCATGGATTTAAGAGGACTAATATCCCAGACGAGTGTCCTGCGTGTTATACGGCATCAGACTTCTGCGAGGATCATCCGCAGGGTATTTTTGTGCTCGGATTTGGCGGACACGTAGCGACTGTAGTAGATGGCAATCTCTACGATTCGTGGGATAGCAGCAATGAAGTTCCTCAATTCGTTTGGTACAAGGAAGGAGAGATCTAATGGCTTACAACAATTATTATCCAACAAATTACGGATATGGGCAGATGTACAATCCATTGCCTAACCAAAATCAGCAGCAGAACAATAACGGAATGATTTGGGTAGTTGGAGAAACAGGAGCAGACTCATATCTTGTTGCTCCAGGGCAGACTGTACTGCTTTGGGATTCTACAGCACCTGTCATTTATTTGAAGTCTGCTGACAACATGGGCATACCAAGCAAGAAGATTCTTGACTATACGGAGCGAGGAACAGCACCACAGAAGGCAGTTATTTCGCCTCAGAACGACTATGCGACCAAAGATGAAGTGTCGCTCCTCAAAGAGGAAATCGAGTCTCTGAGGGCAAAATTTGACGATATGAAGGGAGCCAAGAAATGAACATCAATCCTATGCAATTCATGAATCAGCTCAATCAGTTAAAGAGCAGAGGCGGTGATCCTAATCAGATGATACAGCAGCTTATGAATTCAGGAAGAGTCTCGCAGACTCAGTACGACAACGCTGTGAAAATGGCACAGCAGATACAGCAGATGTTAGCACCTGGCGGCCGAAGGTGATGACATAGAAAAAAACATACTGATTTTTTAAATGACATTGTCAATGTTGGGGTGTCATTGAAAAAAAGAAAGGAGAATTTTAGTTATGGCATTTTCAGAAGAAAGTGGAAACGGCATGGTAATGCCTGTCGCACCTATGTATGGCGGCAATGGTGGTAACGGATTTGGCTTCGGTGGAGACTGGGCCTGGATAATCCTTCTTCTGCTCCTTGGCTGGGGTAATAACGGCTGGGGCGGAAATGGCGGATTCGATGGCGGCCTCTATCCGTGGATGAATCAGACCGAAACTATCAACGATGGATTCCGTGACCAGATGCTGAACACAAATATCACTTCTGTCCGTGACGGAATCAGCGGCATCTCGACACAGCTTTGCAATGGCTTTGCAGGCGTGAATGCAAGCATCGCTAATGGCTTTGCTCAGAGTGAGATTTCTGCTAACGCAAGACAGATGGCAGATATGAATCAGAGATTCGCACTCCAGAGCCAGCTTGCGGACTGTTGCTGCGAGAACAGACTTGCAACTTGCCAGACACAGAACATCGTTCAGAACGAAGGCAACGCAACAAGATTTGCTGATGCAAACAATACAAGAGACATCATCGATTCACAGACCAGAGGAACACAGGCTATTCTCGACAAGCTCTGCGCTCTTGAACTTGACGGTGTAAAGGCACAGCTTGCTCAGGCAGAGAGAGAGAACGTAGGCCTGCAGAACCAGCTCAACATCGCTACAGTAAGAAACGACATGAATTCGGAGATCGATGCGATGTATAACCGCCTCAAAAATTGCCCTGTGCCAAGTGTTCCTGTATACGGAAGCCAGAGCATCTTCACTTGCGGTGGTAACAACACAGGCTGTGGCTGCGGATGTGGCGGAAGCTTCTAAGGTAGGTGATAATCATGGCAGAATATTTAACAAGGGATATGGTAGAACCTGTGGCACTCAACCAGGCTATACCATTCATTGATTCTATCCGCTGCCCGAAGGCAAACGTTTTCCATCAGAACGGCACAGGGATTTTTGTTCTGCGTGGCATAGTCACTAATCCTACAGCGTGTTTCGCAAGGTATGAAGTCGAGTTTACAGGCAACATAGCCATACCGACAGGCGGAGCCGTTACTCCTATAGCGACAGCAATCGTTGTCTCTGGAGAGGAGAGGACAGGCAGCAGAAGCATATTCACGCCTGCCGCAGAAGACGAGTACGGCAATGTCACAAGCAGAGCCGTGGTAGATGTACCAAAGGGATGCTGCTTCACAGTAGCGGTAGAGTATGTCAACGGAACAGTAAATGATCCTGCGACTACTCCGACTCCGCTGATCAATGTGATAGATGGCAGCCTGAGCATAACACGCATAGCGTAGAAAGGAGAGAGTCATGCATAAACTTATAGAGTATTGCTGTGAAGAGCTTGAAGAGATCGAACGCAAGGCCGCTAAAGGTCAGAAGCTTTCCATGCAGGAACTTCAGTACGCTGACACTCTTGCACACATGAAGAAGAATCTGATGAAGGCAGATGAGATGTCAGGTGAAGGCGGATACAGCAGCATGGGATATTCCAGACGCATGTCATATGATGATGGCGCATCCAGCTACAGGGCCGCTGATGGCGTAAGGAACTATGTCAGACCAGACGGATCATATGCCGAGGAAAGCTCATATGCACGTGGAAGAGGTCCAGGCGCAGCGAGAGATTCAATGGGAAGATACTCAAGCGATGGCAGTATGGACGAGAGGACTAAGCAGGAACTTATGAAGATGATTGAGAGAATGTAGTGTCCATGCGGAAGGGGAGCAGGTACCACGCCTGCTCTCTTTTTGTGTGTAGGGGAGAATAATTTATCCAAACTGTATACATTGTAGTCGGTTAAATCTCATGAAAGGAGACATGCGTATGGCTACAAAAAAGAAGAAGGCCGCAACGAAAACGAAAACAGATCCCCTGCAGAAGCAGTTCAACAGTATGCAGAAGTATCAGCCTTCGTATACAAGCGTTAATTTCAGCGGCTCCTACAAACCACAATCATATAGCAGCTCATATAAGCCGCAGCATTATACAGGCTCATATCAGGCATCAACGTATACCAGCGACTACAAGCCGACTACGTACAATGGTAACTATTCGGTCAAGAACTATGCGAACACGTATAAGCCTACGGAGTATAAGAGCAACTATCAGACACAGGCCTACCAGAGCAATTACAAGCCGAATCTGTACACAAGCAACTACAGGCCGAATGAGTACACGGACACTTATAATCCAGACCAGTATCAGTCAAAGTACATGCCTCAGATAGATGAAGGCCTGAACAAACTTACCAACTGGAGCTATGATCCTATGGCCGATGCAAACTATCAGGCACTTGCAAAGGTGTATGGAGCGAGAGGCAATCTGGCGGCAAAGAATTCGCTGGCAGATGCGGCAGCTCTCAATGGCGGATACGGAACATCGAACGCAGTATCAGCGGCACAGCAGGCGAGGAATCAGTACAATCAGGAACTTGCGAGCCTGATACCACAGCTTGAGCAGAATGCATACAACAAGCAGCAGGCAGGCCTCAATGCTCTTATGGACCTTGACAATGCTATGTACGGCAGGTTCTCAGACGATCAGAGCAGACAGCTTCAGGGCAAACAGTTTGGCCTTGATGTAGCTGGATACAACGAGGCTAACCGTCAGTTCGCAGAGCAGAATGCTCAGAACGTAGCGAACATGAACGAGGCCAACAGACAGTTTGCAGCGCAGATGGGCCTTGACTATGACAAACTAAATCAGAGTGAGCGTCAGTTCGTAGAACAGAATGCACAGAATGTCTTTAACATGAATGAAGCTAACCGTCAGTTCGCTGCCCAGATGGGCCTCGACTATGACAAACTGAACGAGGATCAGCGGCAGTTCCTGGCCGACTACAATCTGAATGTGTTCAATACGAATGAGGCTAACAGACAGTGGGCCGAGCAGAACAGACAGAACGTATGGCAGGCCAATAATGCTGAGAGACAGTTCGCTGCCAACTACGGGCTCGATGCATTCCAGACCAATCAGGCCGTAGATCAGTTTGCTGCAGACGAGGCGTACAGATACGCAGGCCTCAACTCAGACAACGACTACAGAGCATATCAGGCACTGCTCGATGCATACCAGGCCGATCAGGATGAAAGACAGTTCGCATATAACGCCGCAAGCGGAAACGCCAAGGAAGCTATGGGAGATGCTCAGTGGTATCTGCAGTATCTTGATGCTCAGAAGAAGAAGTCAGGCGGCGGTGGCGGCGGTGGCTCAAAGAAATCGTCAGGCGGCGGTGGCGGCGGATCTTCAGCATCCGCAGGCTCAAACGTCTCAGGCGGCGGTGGTGGCGGAAACACCAGCGGCAGACCAGGAGCAGATAGAAGCGGTGAGCTGACTGTATCGCTCAAGACATCGAAATCGAAGTCATCTGGCAAGAAGTCTACAGGCAGAACAAACAAAAAAATAAAGACAAATAAGAACACCATCTGGTGGGGTGGTAAGGCAAGGTAATAGGCTACAGAGGCAAGACCGAAAGGTTAAGCAGTAGAAAGGACAACCTAAATGGCAAGAGACTATTTTGACGAGAGCAAAAATAAAAAGAAAACCACGACCACGAAGGTTACGCCTACAGGGAAAAAGACTGCGACAACTAAGAAGTCGCAGTCTTCTTCTGTCTCTAAACCAAAGGCAACAAAACCTACAGTGAAGAGTGGCACATCAGCAGTAACTAATATTGCAAAGGCCGCACCAAAGCAGGCGGCCACAGTAAAGAAGGCAACAAACAAGGCTGTAAAAAGCGGAAGCTCCGCAGCAGCGGAAGTCGCTAAGACTGCGAAGAGGAAGGCAACAACAGCATCGGTGCCGACATCCAGGCAGAAGCGTGAGGCCAACCGAGATGCAAATCTCAATCTGAAGCAGACTGTTGCTCAGACAAGCAGGAACAGGATGAAGGACACTCTTGACAGGGTGGACAATGCTGCGAGAAATCTGGTGGACCGTTCTAACAGGTGGGAGAGAGAAAACCTGAGCGCAAGGAATCAGACGCTTGCCGCACAGAGAGAAGAAAGAGCAAACAGAACACGCACACTCAGGCAGGCCCAGAAAAGTGGAGACTATGACAAGGTAGATAGGCTTACAGGCGTAGAAAAGGAGCTTACTGAACGCAGGACAGCACAGTTCAAGGGCGAGAAAGCAAAGCCCCTGTCCGCAAGAGCAAAGATCTCCGAGTGGGATAGAGACCTATCTGATACCATTACGCACACTGTCAAGCAGGGCCTTGCGGCCGATGCACGTGTGGGCAACATAAGCATGAAGGGCATCACTCAGAAGGATGCATTCCTTTACACTACGGAAGAGCAGCGCAAGAAGGCTGACCAGAAATTCGCTCAGAGAGACAAGAAGCTTGGCAAGAGGATAGAGGCCGAGACTAAAGCTTTAGAGGATATCCAGAACAAGCATGGCTATCTTGGCAGGCAGGCACTGTCCGCAGTCTCATCCACAACAGGCATGGGCATGGACATCGCTGCAGGTGCCATCATCCCAGGCTCGTCTCTGTTCCATATGTGGACGAGGTCAACAGGATCATCGATAGGCGAGGTAAACAAGAAGGCCGACAACCTTCGCAAACAGCTCAAAGCTACAGGCCAGTATTCCGATGAAGAGCTTGACGATATGTTCAAAAATGTCAGTGCTCTGGACCTTGCGAACGCAGGAGCATCAGGCGGAATCGAAGTTCTGTCAGAATTGCTGTTCCCAGGTATGGGTGCGGCACGTAAGGTCATAGGCGGCAAAGGTGCCTCAATAGCTGAGAGAGCAGGAGCAAAGCTGTTCAACAGACTTGGCGAGAGAGCGACAGGCGGCCTGCTTAGAAATATCACAAAGGGAACACTTGAAGAAGTAGCAGAAGAAGAAATCGGCGGACCTCTTCAGGCAGTCACTTCCAATCTTATCTATGGGAATAAGTTCCAGGGATACAACGAGGATGCGATAAAGAGATCCCTTACTGCTGAGAGCAATGCGCTTAGAAGCAACGTGAAGAGCGAGGCGGACGCACAGGCTGCTGCTGCCAGACTCAGCTCAAAGGCATTCATGGATCAGAGCATCCAGTCATATATGCAGTCTGGATATTCAAAGGCTGAGGCTACAAGGCTTGCCGAGATGTCGAGAGACTACCTGACCGCATCTCTTTCGGGTGATGTCGATGGTATGAAGAAGTACCAGGATGACATGGTCAAGGTGATGGCAGGCGGCGAGAATTCACAGAAGCAGAAATTCTCGCTTCAGGATGCGATAGATGCCGCTGTGTCTACATCGATGATGACGGTGGTCACAGGTGCGCCAGGAGCATTCTCTACGATGTCGGCAGGCAATGCTTATAAGGCTAACGCTGGCCTGGATGCAGTTAAGCAGCAGGCTGAGATGATAAAAAACTGGGAGTCTGATCCTAAAGAGAAGGCAAGAGCGCAGGCTGTTATAGATCATATCGATAATGGCGGAGACCTGTCTGGCACTCAGGTGTATGAGATAGTGCAGAAGGCAGGCGAATTGGCAGTAGAACGCCAGAAGCCTCAGCAGACGAAGGACAGGGTAGCGCAGGTGGAGATGAAGAAGAGAGACCTTCGCATCTCACCTATAAACGAGGATGGCTCACTCGCTCCTCAGACTCAAAGGAGATATGAGCAGATCGTCAGCGACACAGTCTCCAGGCATGAGACACTCGCAAGGCTGTCAAACAATGCTGACCAGACTGAGGACTTCGTAGGCCCTGCCGCAACATTTGAGAGACGGAATGCAAATACTGAGGACGAGAACATGAGCGATGTGGTCATCGGTGCCAACATCGGTGCGGCCTTTGAGGTAGGTGCTATCAATGCTGAGATGGTGAACGAGCTTGCGAGAGGCAGTGAGACTGTACGCTCCGTATTCCGTGAGGTAACAGGAATCGATGTCAGCCAGTTCAGCTCATACAACGAGATGAACGATGCTCTCATGGCTGAGGCCGCTGACAAGCTGGTGAACAGCGCAAGGCTTGAGCAGGTAGCGTGGAATGATGAAGCACGTAAGCAGGTTTCCGATTATGTCAGGAGCGATGTCCTCGGAAGCCAGGGAGACCTTGCCATACAGGACGCACTTGAGTCTGTAGATCCAAGAGACAGATCGCAGTTCCTTATGACTGCCGATGTCGCAAGCAATCTGTATGACTTCGCAAGACATACGGAAGGCTCCTGGAACGAGGCCAGGCAGATGATAAAGAACACATATCCATCTGTTGATGCGAATGTAATGAAACAGATTTTTGTGGCGGCCAAAGAGGATAAGCAGATAGCCGAGACAGAAGGATACGGCAAAGTCGTGACTTCAGGCCAGACGCTTGACAGGAGCAGCCTTAAGGGAGAGGCACCTGCGTATGTTCCAGGCAAGTTCATAGACAACAGAGAGAATAAGGAAGGCGCAACGCTTACAGAGGAATCCCTGCCTAAGAGCATCGCATCCGCATTCGGCATAAATGTCATGCTGGTCGATAATCCTGAAGTCAGAGACGAGAAGGGCAATCTGATCGTGAATCTTGCGTCTGTAGTAAAAGACAGGGATGGCAACGATGTCCTTGATGAGGAAGGCAATCCTGTGATCCAGATGGATAACGGTGCGTTTATTCCTTCCACGAATACACTTGTCATCAACGCTAATGCCGATGCTACAAGGACCATCACGCAGACTGCAGTGCATGAGCTGACTCACCATATAGCAGTACATGCTCCTGCGGAATACGTGAAGCTGTCGCAGTACATCATGGACGCATGGTACAGGAAGGATGCTGAAGGTTTCACACGTGCTATCCGAGCAAGACAGGCCGCATACAAGGCCCAGAAGAATCAGACACTTTCAGATGAGCAGGCACTTGAGGAGATCATCGCTGATGGTGCTGCAGATTTCGATTGGTCTGATGCGGACTTCATAGCTGAGGTAACTACAAAGGAGCCTACGCTGGCCAACAAGATTATCGATGCTATCAAGGAAGTGCTGCAGAAGATCAGAAGCATTATTTCATCGGGCAGTGTCATAGATGAGAGAGCACGTGACGCTCTGTATGACAAGGCCGTAGAACTTGACACTGTCAGATCTCTTTGGGTAAAGGCAGCGCAGACTGCACGAAAGGCTCAGGCTGACCAGGCAATCATCGAGGCGCAGGAAGAGGCAAATAGGGCATCCATTCCTGCAAACAATGAAGCTCTCGCAGAAATAGATGACACTGCTGCTATTGAAAGCGGCGAGGTATCCGCAGGCTTCGGAGAAGAACGAACAAGGTTCTCAGTAAGAGAGGAAGATCCGCCACAGAACACCATCAAAGCATACAAGGTGTTTGTTGCGTTCAAGAACAGGCCAGGCGAACTTTATCCGCCTATGGTAGCATCTCCTGGCGGAATGCCAACACCTGTTGGAAGGTGGATAAATGCCGATACAGGCGAGCTTGCGAGGAGCAAGGATGGTTCACTTGTAACAACTAAAAAAGGCCGTGTAAAGGTCCAGGAAGGCGGCAAGGGCACAAATAAAGGTAAGGGCGGATCTCTTGCGTGGAGACCTGGCTGGCACCTGGGGAGCTATCCTGATGCGAAGCAGTTCGCTGTGAAGGACCCAGAAACAGGAGAAGCAAGGACAGCATTTCCGCCAAACTTCGTATGGGCAGAATGCGAAATAGCAGCAGACAAGGATTATCAGATCGAGGCACTCTCTTATGGAGTAACGGAAAAAGGAAAGTTTGATAGGACGCAGGCTGGACTTCCGTACATCCCTAAAGACGGATACTACAAGTACAGAACGAACGCTGATCCGAATACTGTTCCTTGGCTTATAACAGGAGCGATGAAAGTAAATCGCATACTTGATGACGAAGAGGCAAGAGAAATCTGTGCTCAGTTCGGAGCGACTCCGATGAAGAGAGCTGGGGGAGATATCAATCTTGCCGAGTACGGATTTGAAAAAGGCGATGTAACGCCTACATCAGATGAGGACCTTGCAAAGCTTCCGCCTGCAGTGGATTATTCGGATGAAATAAGAGACCTTCCAGGATATGTTCAGAGAGACATCAACTTCGATGATCCGCAGATCCAGAAGGAACTTGCCATGAATGGCCAGGATGCGGACTATTACAAAGGACTTTATAACGAGCAGAAGCGTTACGAAGAAGCTCAGGATGTAAGGTATTCGGTACAGGCCAGTGCAAATGCTATAGGCCTTGAGTTCCGCAAGAGGGGCGAGGCTTCGGTACTGCTTGACGAGAACGGAAACGAGGTAGACGAGGTCACCAGAGAGATGGTCATCAATTCGCCTCTGGGCAATATCCTTACAGAGTCTGTCCGCAAAGGCATCCTGCCTGAGGCTGTCATCCGTAACGAGCACGAAAAGGGCGATGCCTATGACGAGGTCGATTTCGTAGTCGATGTCATGAACATGATTCTGAAGACTCAGAACATCGACATGCTCTACGCTATCAGCGGCACTCTGGGATACGATCCTACAAACCTGGTCAATGACACTACGCCTCTGGAACTGATTAAAGAAAAGGGCAGCCGCTTCCTGCATATCAGGAGCAATTCTGAAAACCAGTACGGCACGACAGTAGACTTTACAACGATCTGCGTAAAGACACAGGCTGTCATCGATGCGATGAGTGCTGTCATGAAGAAACGCAAGGGCGGCCTGACCAAGGACGAGGTCATCAACATCGTATACAAGGAAGTGTATAACGCAGGCGAGCAGGTGCCATGTCCTGTCTGCTATGTGTTCTCAAGATGGGTAGGCCTTGGCGGAATCTTCGACACCATGAGAGACCTGCAGGTCAAGTTCCCTGAGAGCATGGATACAGAGGATATCCGCAAGGAATTCAGCACTGTAGTCAGCCAGGTAGACAGACTGATTGCTGAGAGCGAGAAGTCAGACAAAAAGCTCAAAGGAACAGAAGCGAGAAATGCCTACTATAAGCTTGTACAGGACAGGCTTAGTGAGCTTGACCAGATAGAGTTCTATGCTGGCATAGAGGCCCTGAAGGATAAGTACACATTCACTGATGAGATGAAGGCTGAAAAGGCGAAGCTCACCAGAGAGCTGGAACTTCTTGACGCATGGTCATGGCTCAAGAATACAAGGCTCCAGCCTACATACAAACCTGTTCCGCTTGATGTGCTTTACGACATCAACGCAGGCAAGGAATTCGCTGAGGCGTATCCTGATTCATGGAAGTTCAGAACAACAAGAGGCGCAGGCATGGGCAAGGCCGCAGTTCCGTATACACCTGCCATTCTGGGCAACACGATCATGGGCATTAACACTGGCGGCAAGGTGGATGTCAGCAAGAGATCCAGCAACGTATTTACTGATCTGTCCAAGAACCCATTTCTTAATCCTGGCAATCAGCGCAATGCTAAAAGCATCAAGACAAGAATCGCCAATGCTATAAAGAAGGTCAGGGCGCAGAATGTCATGAACGGCCAGAGACTTCAGAGCACATCAGACTTCAGATTTGAGTACGCTCTGGACTACATGATGAACTTCCTTGAGTTCAGTGCATTAGGCGCAAAGGCACAGTTATACACAAAGGTGCCTGAAGCTGTTCCGTTCCTGGCATCAACAGGAACAGAATGCAACTGCTCTATCATGGCACTGGGATCAGGTATAGTCGAGAACCGTAAAGTCGGCGATCATTATGTTGAGAAGGATATTTACACAGGAGAAGAGGTAGAAACAGACCAGCCATTCAGTCTTGTATTCAGTGATGTAACAGGAATGGCCATTGAGGATGCGCTGGCAATGAGCCAGGCATATGACAATGTACAGCCAATACTTGTAGCCATCGGAAGGGAACACCTTATTACGGCCCTTGCGAACAAGTACATCACAATGGTTATTCCGTACCACAGCTCTGGAAATACTCTTGAGAGATACCAGGCCATGATGGAGATCGTTGGTGAATCAGTCGAGGACCGTGAGGACTTTGCTGAGTATGAGAGCGAGCATGAAGTAGCAGAGCCTACCGAGGCGCAGAAGCTCAACCGTGAAATAAGGGCCAAGATCCTGACAGGCAAATACTTTGTTAAGAATAGTTTCAGAAAACCATCCGAGGCTGAGGCTGAAGCACTTCGAAACAACGAACCTTTGAGGCAGCTCTTCATCAGATTTTACGGAAAGGATGAGAATGGCAATGACGCAAAGCCAGACCCAAGATACGTAGAAAACTTCGATGAGAATGGCAATGACGCTGACTGTTATCACGTGGTGCTTAACGGCAATCAGGCATCGGTTATCATGCCACATGAATACTGGGATAAGACGAGCACAATAGACTCCGCAGATAAGCAGAGTGCTGCATATGTGGCATACTGTGAATCCCTTGGTTATCATCCTGTGTTCTCTGGCTGGGATAGTAAAGGAAGATTCCATGAGGACATGGACTTCACAAAGTATCCAGGATACTGGAAGACGCTCATCGACAGGTGCATGTACAACAATGATGGCACGTATCACAAGCAGCAGGCTGTCAGAGTCAAGGACGCAGACCTCGATATGATACAGGCATCCAAAGCAAGAGAGAAAGTCGTTAAGCCGCTGCAGGTAAATGATCCTGGCAAAACTGCTGCAATAGCTGAGAGGATCTATGAACAGGTTGAGGAGAAACGTGCTGTCGAAGCAGAGCAGGAGAAGCAGGATAAGCTTGACGCAGAGCTTGCGAAACGTAGGGAATGGCTTGAGAAGGAAGGTGTGTATATCGAGTCAGACGCTGAAGTTCTTGCAGGGCCGCCTGACATTAGGTTCTCTATCACTCCAGAGATGGATAGTGCCTACATGGCTGCTGTCGAGTCCAATGACATGGATGAGGCTCAGAGGCTTGTTGATGAGGCATCAAGAATAGCAGGATTCGGATACCATGCTTATCATGGAACAGCAGGAAAAAGGTTCTATACTTTTAAGCCATCCGAGAATGCACGATTCGGATCGTATAAGTTTGGCAACCATGAAGTGAGCTATTTCACTACAGCAAGAGAATCCGCTGAGACATATGCCGAAAACGGAACGCTGTATGATGTAAGCCTGAAGCTTAACTATCCATATGTTATTGACAACGAAACAGATGCAGAGAGTAGAACGCCATTTAACATTCAGAACGAAGAGCTTCGCACCTGGCAATGGGAGCGTTACAACAAAGTAGAGGACGATCTTTACCTGGTGTCTGATGTAGAAGAGGCCAACGACTTATTGTATCCGTTCAGGGCAGAGATAAGAGAGGATGGCTCTGGCGGCTATGAGTTATGGAGACTTGGCAATAATAGCATATGGGGATCAGATACATATATCTCAAGCTCTGACACAATAGACGGACTCTTCGAATACGATACAAAAGAGGAGCTTCTTGGCGAAAAAGATGATTACTACTTTACAACGGACGATGTAGTGGCCATTGTCCTTGCAATGTCCGATGCAGGTGAAACCTCTGCGGATGGAGTAATTATTCCTGATATTCTTGACGCAGCAGGTTTGACAGGAAGAACAGGGGATGACATTATTGTGTTCTCTCCTGAGCAGGTCAAGTCCGCTGATCCTGTCACTTACAGAGAAGATGGCTCAGTCATTCCGCTGTCAGAGAGATTCGATCCTGAGAACAATGACATCAGATACAGCCTGCCTACTCAGGATAGCGAAAACAACATCCTTACTGATGGGCAGATGGAATACTTCAAGAACAGCCAGGCGAGAGACAAGAAGGGGAGACTTGTGCCTGTGTATCACACAACAAACAATGGTGGATTCACCATATTTGATCCTATGCGGAGTGATGACCACAGATCATTGTTTTTCTCAGATAGTCTGGAAGTCAGCAATACATATTCTGACAAGGGGTATGACCATGTTGTCTATCACGAACCTGAAGAAATTAAAAACGCAGAAGAATTACCGTTTGTGTATGACGATGTTATTAATGCAGGATATTACGCAGTCTATCTCAATCTTGAGAATCCTCTGATTATTGAAGGGAATGGTCAGGAGTGGAATGCGATAAGCATAAACAATAGGATACCAAATGAGACGCATCTTGAAATCATTACTGACGAGTATCTTGATGCTGTAGCAGAATCGGATGAAAAATCTTTCTTTAACGAAAAGAAGCAAATGAAAGACCGAGGCTACGATTACAAGGACGATCAACTATACTTTTGGGATAGATACCAAAAGAGCAAACAAAACAGAAAGGATGCAAAAAAAGCAAGAGAAAAGAACATTGTATATATCAAGACTGAAACAGGAAAGAGACTTGAGGCTGAGTATTCATTAGATGGGATCGCAAATGCTATCAGCGAGTACTATGGATTTGAAGAGGCATATCCTGAAGGGGTACTGATTGCGAATAAAATGCTTGAAAAAATCGGCTCTGGATGGAATGGCCACTATTATATGAGCGCAGATGAACTTAAGCAGGAGACAGGGGAGACACACTCTACAAGAGAGTGGGCAGCTATAGCACAGATTGAAGGATACGATGGAGTTATTTTCAGAAACATAATAGATATTGGCAGCGACAACTTTTACCTTGATGAAGATGAAATGGCTTCTAATATCTATGTAGCATTCAGCTCCAACCAGGTCAAGGACATCAACAATGAGAATCCTACAGAGAATCCTGACATCAGGTACAGCATTCCAAGTGAGGAAGAGGTTACTGCCTACGCACTCGATAAGGCTGAAAGCACATCGGATATCTGGTACACAGATCCTGTTCTTCAGGAAGGCAGAGTCAGATTCAGCACTTCATCGGACAACTTTATTAACAGGGTCAATTCAGACTGGCGAGAGACAAGGGAGACAGGTGGCCGCACACTTGATACTGACTCAGTAAAGACTGATGTCAGGAATCTCGTTAAGACCTTAATGAGAAATTCCGAAGTCGATAAGAAGTACGATGCTGATGTAACTGACCAGGCTACAGATGCGGTAAAAGAAATATTCAAGCTGTTCAAATCAGGGAAGCTTAATGAAGCAGCACAATATGCATGGGATGCTGCCGAGGACATAGTGAAGAATGTAGAATATGTCGATGACGATATGTACCAGAAGTATAAGGGAGTAATCTCATATCTGGAAGACACAAAGATCGCTGCTCCATATGAGCTGATGGATGATCCTGAGTTCTCTGAGTTCGTTACCGAAAACCTGGCCAAGTTCCTGGTAAAGAAAAGAGGCGAGGACATCCGCAACGTATACACGCATCTGAACACATCGTGGCCAAAGATGTTCCCGAAGCTGGATCATCCTGTAGACATGTTCCTGCAGATCGCAGAGGTAATGGATGCGATACAGCCATACACGGAAGCATACTCATCAGAAGAGGCGGCCAAGCTCACAGAAGAGACTGCTGCCGCACTTGTGGAGATCGCTAAGTCAGGCGAGGCGTATCGCTCTGCTGCGGACATAATGAATCCTATCTTTGACGAGCAGACAAAGGCCATGAAGCAGAGGCACAAAGAGGCCCTGAAGAATGTACGCAATCGCAGGGATGAGCTGCTCTCAGAAGAGAAGGCGAAGACCTCAAGGCAGAAGGAACGTGCCGACAAGTGGAAGGAGAAGTACAATGCCAGGGTGCAAAAGGATGCCGAGAAGAGCAAGGAGCGCAAGCAGCGTCAGATGCACAAGAAGCTTTACGACAGTGTGCTCAAGGAATATAAGAGCTTAACAGATAAGCTCCTGAATCCTTCTAAAGACAGGACAAAGAATATTCCTGAACAGCTTCGCCAGCCTCTTGCCGAGATGCTTGCAGCATTCGACCTTGAGAAGGAGAAGAGCAAGGAGCTTGAAGAGAAGTACAGAATCCCTACAAGGACGCAGATAAACTTCAGGCAGATCAAGGATGCCCTGGAAAAAATCGTCAAGGAAGAAGGGGCCGAAACTGAATTTGATGTATATCTGAAATTCATCGGTGACAAGATAACAGCTCTTGCAGATAAGATGGATCTTATCGGAGACTATACCATCGATGCATTAGATATCGAAGATATCGAAACCATCAAGGATATGCTGACAGGCATTGACGAGTCTATCAAGAATTGGCACCAGCTTGAGATAGACGGTGAGAAGTACCAGGCGCAGCAGGTATGTGACAATGTCGGTGAAGGTGCAAAAGACCACCAGAAGCTGTATGGCATGGCAAAAGAATTCAGCGGCCCAAGACGATTCATGGACAATATCATGAACATGGGTGAGCTGACTCCGATATACTTCTTCAGGCAGATCAAGGGCATTTACGATATGTACAGGCAACTGCGTAAAGGCTTCGATAGCTATGTTGAAAATGAGAAGATAATTATCGACAAGCTTTCAGGCATACTGGCTCCTTACTACAAGAAAAATAGGAAGGGGCAGCGGACTAAGGGAAGCACTATCGAAGAGTGGAGACATTCCGAGAGCGCAGAAACCTTCAACCTTACATACGGTCCTATCACACTGACAGTGGCACAGAAGATGTCTCTGTACTGCCTGGCCAGGAGAGAAGGCGCACTGGCCCATATGTATTCGGATAATGGCGGCATTGTAGCTTCTGAGATAACACCAGGAAGCAAGATGCACAAAGCGGAAGAATTGCTGAAGGGCAAGACCGTTCAGGTAGAACATCTTACGCTTACGCCAGCCGATGTAGAGGAGATCATAAACACGCTGACTGATGAGCAAAGAGATGTTGCTAATCAGCTCCAGAAGCTTATGTCGGATGATATGTCCGAGATCGGTAACAAAACATCGATGAAGCTTATTGGAATCAAGATGTACAAAGAAAAAGATTACTTCCCAATCAAAGTGCAGGGCGATTCCAGAGGCACCAACCTTGACAAGATCGGAATGCGTGAGAAGGTAAGGAATCCTGGCTTCAGTAATCCGCTGAAGGAAAATGCTTCCAATCCTATCATCATCGATGACATATTCTCCGTGGTAGCATCACACTGCAACGAGATGAATATGTACGCCGCATATGCTGTTCCGCTGACTAACTTCATGAAGGTGTATAACGGTTCGGTGATAAATGACAAGAACAAGGCCGTAAAGATCAAGGAAGTGATAAGGCAGACCTATGGAGACAAGGCCATCCAGTATATAGAGAATTTCCTTGATGACATCAACGGCAATTCATTCAGGCGAAAGGGCGGCCTTGATGATGTTCTTGACAAGGCAATCGGACAGGCTAAGAAGGCTGCTGTATTCGCCAACTTGAGAGTCGCATTCCAGCAGCCGACTGCGATCATCAGAGCACTCGCCGTAATGAATCCTAAATACTTCAAAGGCGTTCGCCCTTCAAGGAAGGCTACACAGGAAATGTTTGAGCACTGCCCAATAGCACTCTGGAAGTCTTGGGGATACTACGATACTCACTTCGGAAGAGATATCGAAGATGTCATGATGGGAGAGAATGTTCCATCCAAGATATCCTTCGCAATGTCTGAGGTATATGGCATGCTCGACAACATGACATGGGGCATGATATGGCAGGCCGTAAAGAAAGAAGTGGATGCGGATATCAAAGCGAAGGGCCTCAAGGTCGAAAAGGGATCTCAGGAATATTGGGATATGGTAAACGAGAGAGCATCATTCGTATTCGATACTACGCAGGTAGTAGACTCTCCGTTCCACAGGTCAAACGACATGAGGTCAAAAGATAGATTCACCAAGCAGATGACATCCTTCATGGCAGAACCAACGCTTTCATTCAACATGCTTCGTCAGGGATTTGTCGATGCATATGCGGACCTGAAGAAGGGTGATATAAAGAAAGCTGGAAAGGCTGTGTTAAGAGTCGTAGGCGTATGGGCAGGGCAGGCGTTCGCTGTTGCTCTTGCACAAAGCTTAGTAGATGCGCTTAGACGAAAAGGACACAAGGACAGCGATGACGATGAGGATGCTACACTGACCTGGTACCAGGAATTCATGAAATATTTCGAAAAGAATTTCAGCCAGAATTTCTGGGATGATCTCAATCCGATCAATAACGTATATTGGTTCAAAGACTTTGTGCCAGGCATCATAAACGCTCTCAAGGGAGAATATGTATATGGCCAGTCAAACCTTGCATTCCAGTGGTATGATGCGATCACAAGCGGCATATCAAAGTGCAAGAAGAAATGGGAAAAAGGTGATGAGGACAAGAATACATGGTACGACTGCCTCACTGAGCTGCTTGGCGGTTTCGGCTATATCGCAGGATTTCCTGTCAAGACCGTGATGAGAGGCTCAAAGAACGCCGTTCATTGGTTCAACAAGATCACTGGCATCACAGTATTTGCCGATGATGGAAGAGTGGTGGATCAGACCATCGACAGATTTATTGATAAAGTCAGAAGCAATAAGGATGAATCCGAAGGCGGCGGCCTCTTCGATTCCATAGCAAACAGATTAGGATATCAGAAGCAAGGGGCAGAAGAGGTCGTTTCCGAAACGACATCAGCGGATGACCTGCCAGACAACCTGACCGATGAGCAGAAGGCAGATATCCTGAAGGCTGGCGAGAAGAGAGCTGGCAAGACCAAGTCTGCCGAGGAGCAGGAAGAGCGTGACTACGACACCATGCTGTATGAGGCGATGAAAGCTTCGGCAGGATATGAAGGCGAAGAGTTCAACAGGAGAATATGGGAGAGCGTATCTAAAGGCTATTCAGACAAGATCGCTCATGGCGATTACTTCTACGTTGAGCAGATGCGTAAAGCCGTAGAAGCTGCAGGCGGAGATGTCGAATACTTTGACGAACGTATCATGGCAAAGACAAAGTCTGAGTTTAAGAAGAAGATGGTTTCCGACCTGTCTCCAGAAGATTCCTGGAACATGGAAAAGATGAAGCACTATATGACTACGAATGGTATGAGCGAGGAGACGATAAGCTCTGAGATCGTATACAAGTCAGACCTTGCGAGAGACCTGAAGGTGGCATACAGGATAAACAATGAAGAAGCTATCAAGGAGACATCTGAAGCACTCGCTCTTGCAGGCCTTACTGATAATGATTTCGAACGCCTCTACAAGAACAGGAACAGAATCGACCTCACCAAGTACGATGGCAAGTATAAGGACCTGCTCAAGTCGACAGGTACATTCATCTGGCCAGTGACAGGCCCGATCACATCTCACTTCGGATACCGTAATGATGTCGGATCGGTAGGCGGCTCGACTAATCATCCTGCGATCGATATCGGAATCCCGATCGGAACACCTGTAGCTGCTGCTGATGGCGGCGTAGTCATCTACGCAGGATCTAACAGCGGATACGGCAATTCCGTAGGCATCAAGCACGATAACGGAATGGTGACATATTACAATCATCTTGATTCGTGGAATGTCAAAGTCGGTGACACTGTAGCTCAAGGACAGCAGATAGCTTGTTCTGGAAACACAGGCAGATCGACAGGCCCACATCTGGACTTCAAAATCTTGGATGCAGATGGCAATCCTGTAAACCCTGAGAAGTATCTGAACTAATTAAAAAGACCGCAGGTGTAAAAGCCTGCGGTCATTTTTTTTTATGCGTGTGATACGCAGATCATAGTCAGGAAGAAAAATACTACGGCCAGAACTATGCCGATCATCTTGGGCAAGCATCCACCTTTGTCAGAGCCTGCCCATATCCAATAAATCGTTAGCAAAAGCAGAGATGCGAATACCGTTGCTCCTATATATGCTGATGTATGTATTAGGAAGTCTTTCATATCTGGAGTATATCATTTATGAATTATTTACAAAATGCTCCACGTGGAACATATTACAAAACATTTAGGAAAAGTTTACAAAATGGTATTGCACAGGTGTGCCGATAGTGCTATTATGACCTTGGCAAGTATTCCGAAAATTATGAAAAACGGAATAGTCACATAGAAGGGGAGTGGATAGCAATCCACGAAGGCTTTATAAGAGACAGCACTATTCAAGAGTAGAAGCAAGCGGCATGAGAAGCGCAGTGATTCGCCTTGAATAAGAGTCATCCAAGAGTGGCTACGCTAAGACCAACTATTCGCTCCCCTATAGAATATGTGTACTTGCCAAATGGGTAAGTACACTTTTTTATTTTAAGGAGCGTAGACATGAAGTACACAGTTATACCACAGTTCAGAGCAATCTCAGGCAGTACGCCGCAAGAGGCTGCTCTTTTGTTTAATGAGGCGATCATGGAGCTGGCTCCGCTGCATCCGACCTTCGTCAGAGAAGGCGATGTGTATTACATCCAGTATAGCATCGAAGTCAAGGAGCCTGAGAATCTGGCAGACGAGCACGAACTTAAAGGCGAGAAGGCCACGTGCAAAGACTGCCCAAGATGCATCAGAGATCGCAACAGATTCGGAGACATCGATGCGAGGAAGGTATACGGCACATGTGCTATAAGCGGAGAGAGAGTAAGGCTGAGAACAAGGGCCTGCGACACATTCTATGAGGAAAGGGGGTAGCAATGCAGAAGAATCAGAGAATCAGGAAAGCGATGTTCCTGGCCTGTATGAATCAGACGGAGCTTGCGGCTTTGCTTGAGACATCTGACCAGGAAGTAAGCAGGATGCTGAACAAGTTTGAGCTTGCGAAGTTCGAACAGGACGAGATCATCCAGAAGATCAGGGAACACGCATCATCATAAGAAGTGAAACGGCATGTGTCCATACATGGGCAGGAGAACTACAAACTGAAAACTGAGTGAATTTATAAGGACCATCTGATTAGTTTTTTATCTCCAATGAAACATAAATCTATCCTGCCCAGGTGTGGGCATATGCCAGAAAGGAAGCGATATGTCAACAATCATCAACGGATACTACATCGAAACAGGATACGGATTCAATCCATCCACATCGACAGTAGTAGAGATCAAAAGCGTAGACAAGTTCGGCAGATGCATCTTCGGCGCATGTGTATACAGAGGCGAATGGGATGACTGCAAGGAGTATGCGAGAACGCATGACAATCCAATGGAAGGAGAAGCGGCATGACACAGTACCAGATAACACATATGGAAAACCTGATGGTGATGGATGCCTATTGGGATGACGGAAACTATTGGGATGATGACGAAGATCCGTGAGGAGAAGGAGAGCGTAAACATGAGCGAAAGATATGGAGAGTGGAAAGGCACACAGGGTAAGTGCTGGAGACTTTGGAAAACAGACAGAGGTTACGAAGTCGAGCAGGTATGGGGGCCAGGAACGCATGGTGTCGAGTACATCACTGACAGCGTAAGAGAGGCTAAGAGATATCTCACTAAGGAATGCCTGGCGAAGAGAGTCATGAGAGGAGCGTAAACATGGGTAAGCACGATAAGCAGGTAGATAACGAAGCCATGGATAAGATGAGTCCAGAAGAAGAAAGAGCATGGTACAGAGCCAAAATCAAACATCTTCAGAACGAGAACACCAGTCTGAGCAGAGCATTGCTTGACGCAAGGGATGAGATTGCCAGGATGACTGTACTGTATGAGAAGTCAGCAGAGTCAATCCATAGACACGATGCAAGAAGCGTTGAGATCATCGAGCGCAAGAACAAAGAGATAGAGATGGCAAAGGAAGCTATCTATCTGGCAGCGATGAGAGAGGTGTCACTGAGATGAGCAGGCTTAAGACATTAGAGGCTGAGGTATTCAAGATCCTGTGCGAATATCCGATAGCCAGGAAGGATGACAGATTCCTTGTCACGGCAGTGTACTCAAACTACGTGAACGTAAACATGCCGTTCAAAGAGGTCATGAAGAACTACACGCTGCCGCCGTTTGAGAGCATCACAAGATGCAGGCGCAAGATACAGGAGACCAACGAGAAGCTCAGAGCAGACTACGATACCGAGCAGCTCAGGCTTGAGCTTCAGGAAGAGTACATCGAGTATGCGAAAGGAGACGAGTCATGGACAGAAGAGAACTTATAGAAGGCCTCATCGCATGGGGCAGCTGGGCAGGAATCATATTCATGATGTTCGTTATAGGTTAGGAAAGGAGAACGAAATGGAAAACAGAAGCGTAAAGGACGCAATGCTGAGAGCAGTGGATCATCACGTAAAGGAGATTGCCAGATACAGAAGGATGGTAGAGGTCGCTCCTGATGTACACGAAATGACTGTAGCAGAGTTCGATGCTTTATTGAACGAAAAGTGTGATGAGGCTAACACAAAATTCTCAAAGATGGACCTCGGAGAAATGCTGCTGGATGGTCTTATGAATGCGATAGCAAATGATGCTGCTGCTAATGGACCAGATGCTGCTGGCGAAAGACTTTCAAAGCTTTTCAAAGGAATGGGTGATGAGTAATGGCACGTAAGATAGCAGATACAAAAAAGATGACTCACGATCAGTGGGTACAACTGCGTAAGTCATCGATTGGCGGAAGCGATGCCGCCATATGCGTAAACATGAATCCTTATTCAGGATCACTCTCATTATACGCAGACAAGATGGGCCTGTCAAAGGAGAAGGAAACGTCCGAGGCCATGAGGCTTGGAACAGATCTTGAGCAGTACGTAGCTGAGAGATTCATGGAGAGGACAGGCAAGAAGGTCAGAAATGACTTTGCCATGTACGCAGACGATGACTACGACTACATCACTGCGAACATCGACAGGAAGGTAGTCGGTGAGAACGCTGGCCTGGAGTGCAAGGTAATGGGAAGCTTTCATGGCTACAACTTCGATAACGGCGATGTACCAAGCCATTATTACTGCCAGTGCCAGCACTACATGATGGTCATGGGTTTCGATATGGTCTATCTGGCCATATTAGTCCTTCAGAGAGGACTTTATGTCATTGAGGTAAAAAGGGATGACGATTTCATAAAATCGCTCAGAGAGGCGGAAACGGCCTTCTGGACGCAATACATTCAGCAGGGCATCATGCCTGCACCAGATGGCGAGAGCGATCTTGAAACCCTGAAGCAGATATATCCGAATCCTGTGAAGGACTCAAAGATAACCATTGAAGGCCTGGACCGCATGATTAAAGAGTACAAGGCCATCAAAGAACTTGCGGATGACTATACCGACAGGGCCGACACTCTTAAGGGCAGGATATGCAAACTGCTTGGAGACAACGAAGCTGCTGTCGGCCAGGACTATGGCTGCACCTGGAAGCAGCAGAGCAAGATATCTGGCTACGACATGACAAGGCTCCAGGCTGACCATCCGAATGTCGACATCAACAAGTACAAGAAGATCAGCAAGTACAGAGTATTCAGAACGCAGGATCTTACGAAGAAGAAAAAGAAAAAAGGAGCGTAAACATGACAAACAAGGAGCTTATCGAGCGCAAGAAGGCACAGATAAAGGCTCTTGAGGAAGAGATTAAGGACCTCAGAGGGCCGAGGGGAATAGCCTCAGTTATGAATGAAAATTTCGCTTTTGCAACGCATCCAATTATCTACTACGGATATGAGTGGGGCATTTTAAGAAAGCTGATACTTATGGCATTCAGAGTAAAGAAAGTCAATGACCTTGATGAAGACCAGATATATATGGCGGCAGAGATGGCCGATGAACTTCTCAAAGTATGGAACAAATACTACGAACTTATAGAAGAGGAGAAATAGCTATGACACCAAAGAGCGTAAACGTGAACGAGAAGGTAAATGTTCCTGTAAAGCAGGATGCGAAACCAACTATGAAAGACTGGATAGCCAGAAGTGAGAAGGCTATCGCAAAGGCCCTGCCGAGCACCATCACGGCTGAGAGGTTCACCAGGATGGCAACGACAGCAGTCACACTGAATCCTGATCTGGCCATATGCACTCCTGCGTCATTCATCGGAGCAATGCTGCAGGCAGCGGCCCTTGGCCTTGAGCCTAACACTCCTCTGGGGCAGGCATATCTGATCCCATACAACAATTACAAGACAGGCAACAAAGAGGCTCAGTTCCAGATCGGATACAGAGGCCTCATCGAGCTGGCACACAGGTCAGGCGAATTCAAGAGCATCGAGGCCCACGTGGTATATGAGAACGATGACTTTGAGTATGAGCTGGGCCTGGAGCCTAAGCTTAAGCATAAGCCTGCCATGAAGAACAGAGGCAAGATCACCTGGGTGTATGCCATCTATAAGCTGCAGTCAGGCGGATATGGCTTCGAAGTGATGTCGGTAGAGGACATCAACGAGCACAGAAAGAAGTACAGTAAGGCCAAGACATCTCCGTGGGATACAGCCTGGGAAGGCATGGCCAAGAAAACTGTCATCAAGCAGGCCCTGAAATATGCGCCGCTTAAGTCGGAGTTCGTCAAGGCGATGGTCAACGAGGATGTGACTCTCAACTTCAGCGAGGAGCTTTCCGACACGGATGAGTTCGTTATTCCTGATGAGGATTCAAGATACGCTGAGGCTGTTGAGGCTGAGGCTGAGGTAGTAGCAGAGGAGAAGTAGAGGTAAGACATGGCCGACAGAAGGATGCTGTCTAAGAAAATAACCGATCACGATAACTTCATATCACTGTCTGCTTCAGCGCAGGCTCTGTATATGCATCTCGTCATGTCGGCAGATGATGAAGGATTCTGTAACCAGGTGAGCCTTGCGATGTTCAAGGCTCATGCTGGTGCTCAGGATCTTGAAGCACTCATCAGCAAACACTATCTGATGCAGTTCGATAATGGTGTTATCGTCATCAAGCATTGGAAGATCAATAACTGGATTCGTCAGGACAGGCTCACACCAACAGCCTGCCTTGAAGAGAAGGCTCAAATCGTTGAAAAACCAAATGGTTCGTACACTTGGAAGTCAAATGTCAGCCAGATGTCAGACACATGTCAGTCAAGTGGCAGCATAGAACAGTATAGGTTAGATAAGAATAGTATAAGTAGTAGTAGTAAGGGCGAGGTCGACTTCTTAGAACTTCTATCCAATGACGAGATATCTAATCTCAAGGCTATGTACAAGAATCATTATGAGCTGCTTGATGAATGTCAGGATGATGCCAACAGAAAACACAAGCAGATCAGGAAACCTTATGAGTACGTTATCGGATATGCAACGAACAGAGGATGGCCTGAGAGATGATTATCGGACAGATGTACACAAGAAAAACAGACGAATGGGCAACGCCTGATCCTTTATTCCAGGACCTGGACCGAGAGTTTCATTTTGACCTTGATGTATGTGCGTCCGCTGAGAATCACAAGTGCGATAAGTATTTCGACATCGAGACTGATGGCCTCTCTCAAAATTGGGGGGGCCACACAGTCTGGTGTAATCCGCCATATAGGAATGTGAAGGAATGGATCAGGAAGTGCTATTACGAAGGGCATAAGCCTAACACTACAGTCGTGGCACTTGTATTCGCCAGAACGGACACAAGATGGTGGTGGAACTACGTGCAGCATAGAGCTGAGGTCAGATTCGTCAGGGGCCGCATAAAGTTCGGCGGCAGGGCGAATGCTCCGTTCCCTTCGGCCCTGATTATTTATCGAGGCCCTGAAGAAAAAACGGATGTAGATCCAAGACAGATAAGTTTAGGAGAATGGTTGAATGGTATTGATAACGAGCATGGAGAAGCCGAATAACTGCTCTGGATGCAGACTGAAGGATGTCTATTGGGAAGAGTGCAATGTGACACACAAGAAGATCAGGACATGGCTTGAGGTAAACGACAAGCTTCCAGAGTGGTGTCCGCTGAGAGAGGTCGTGGCATACGGACCTGAAGGAACGCTGTATAAGGAGAAGTGAACATGAGAATTGCAAGCAAGACGGAGCTAATGGCAGAAGAGATGCCTAAAGAAGCTATAGAGCACGTAATCAAGGAACAGGAACGAGAGTGCATAAGCGAAATGCTCACCCTGGTGGAAACGGAACGCACATATAAGATGAGTCTGCATCATGTAATGGCTAAGCACTGTGGCACATCAACATGGGGAGATGTTTATGAGAGCAATGTCTATATGGATATTGAGCCTGTTCCTGAACTAAGGATGGTGTACAAGTCTCCAGAGGATTTGCATCTTACACCAAGCAAGTCGCTGCGGACCAAACTGAAGAACTGCTGGAAGTATCTTCGTGATAATTCAGAAGGTAGATACGAACAGGAGAAGTGACATGCCTAACGATAAGCACCTTCCGCTGTGTCCGTACTATAAGCGGCATATGAGCCGATCTATAACGTGCGAGGATGTATGCCGCACATTTTCGGATTCGGATAAAAAGGAGCTATGGCTTAGAACTTACTGCGATACTCCTGCCTGGGAGAAGTGCGAGTATGCACAGAGCCTTACTAAGGCTTATGAGAGATTATTCAAAGGAGATGATAAGGCTATCATGGAACACGAATATGAATCCCTGAAGAGAGAAATAAAGAAGCTGTCTACGCTGCTTGGTAAGAGTGAGAAGCGTGTCGAGAGGCAGCAGAAAAAGATCGATGAGCTGAGAGCAGTCAATCAGAGCTACACAAGAGTGAATCAGAATCTTGAAAAGCAGAAGGCTGACTTCTACGCAAAGTGGAGAACCGCTGAGTCAATGGTAAGAGCACAGGACGATGTGATATGGAACGAGATAAGCAGCCTTGCATCTATCTATGAGCAGCGCATGGCGTATCTCATCGACACATACTGCCCAGACAAGAAACTGCGTGAGCGTGATGTGGAAGATTGGGCAAAGGACAGAGCCTATGCGATAGTGGCTACCAAAATTGAGGATGAAGAAGCAGGCATAGAAGGTGAGCCTGCATGGAAGGTGGTCTTCCAGGAAGAAGAGGAGAACGAAGATGGCGAACATGTCGCTGAAGGAATATCAGACACTGACAGGAACGAGGCATAAGTACAACAACAAGCCTGTCGTTGTAGATGGCGTAAGATATGACTCCAAGAAGGAATACGCCAGATGGTGTGAGCTGCAGATCCTGCAGAGAGCAGGCGAGATAGAGGACCTTGTCAGGCAGAAGAAGTTTGAGCTTCGCCCAGGATTCATGCACAAGGGCAAGAAGATACGTGCTCTGACATATATCGCAGACTTCTACTACTACGACAGGACTCCTGACCGAAAGCATTCAAAAGGCCTTCAGTCACGATGGGTGATAGAGGATGTCAAGTCTCCTGTCACACGAAAGGACAAGGTATACAGGCTCAAGTACAACGAGATGCTGTACAGGGGCCTTGAGATTAAAGAGGTGTGAACTATGAGAATTGTAATCTATGTGCTGATCGCACTCGTTGCTCTTATGGCTGCTCTGTGCTATGCACTCCTGGTAGTAGCAAGCCGAGCAGATGAGCGAGAGGAGCAGTTTTACAGGGAGAGGAAGGAGAAGGACGATGAGTGACACATACAGATTCAAACGAGTGGAAATCCGTAGGGAGATATCTGAGGCTTGCCATAGCCTTATAACAGACCTAAGTATCGCAGAAGATGTGTATATGAAAATTATGAGCCCACTTGAGGATTTCTTGTCCGACCACGAAGTGAAAGGAGCAGACGATGATGATGGCACATTAGCGCAGACGGAAAGGAGCGAGTAGATGACAACGGATACAGTAAAGATCAAATGTGAAACAGAGGGCTTTGATGAAGCCATAGAAGAAGTTGAAACATTGGTAGAAGCCTATGATGGATTTCCACCGCAGGTGCAGATAAAAGGGTGTAGGGATTGCACTATCAACATTTATCCGTCACAGACAAAATTCTATGAGCAGACGGAAAGGAGCGAGTGATGAGCCTTATTGATTTATACATCAATGATAGCGGAACAATCAGACGGATAGGCGATAACTGTCACGACCAACTGACTATAGACGAAGATGGCAGATTGCACTACTACAATTTGCAGAATGGCGATGGTTGTACGCTTGGGGAAGAAAGAGAACACGATGAGTGCTTCTACGAGTTTGTTTCCAACGTAGACGAGTATGGGTACAACTGCGACCCGAGACAAGCCGATACCCCGCAGACGGAAACTAAAACGGAAACTCAAAACTCAAATTTGACTTTTGAGAAACAGATGGACGAAGAATACATAAACAATTTGCCGTGGACGGAAAAGGATTGTCCGTGGAAATAACATTGGCACAGCATAGGGCGAGGCATACGTTATATCTCTTTTCTAAGTATTGTTTTTCCTTTTCAAGCCGAACACGCTTCGCCCTATGTGAGCATAGAAAGGAGACAAAAGCATGAACAACCAAGAAGCCAAAGCAGACGCAGGAAAGCTTTAGATAACACTTGTACCTACAAGGATCGTGGAAGACATAGCAGAAGTCAGAATGTACGGTAATGAGAAGTACCATGACCCAGAGAATTGGAGACAGGTGGAAGTAGAACGCTACAGGGACGCATTGTGCAGACATCTGCTTGCATATATCCGTGATCCTAGGAGCGTGGACGAAGAAAGCGGTATACCGCACTACAAGCACATGGCGTGTAACATGGCGTTTATTTGTGAGATGGAGCATGACGATGGCACATTATCTGGAACACAACAGAAGGTACTGTGACTATGTACAAGCACAGAACGACCTTAAGGAAGTGTTAGACGAATTTGAAGTGGTATTCCAAAGGACACAGCCGAAGGGAAACTACAATGAAAGAGTATCAAGCACACCGAAGAACAAGACCGAAGAATATGTCATTGAGGTAGAACGCAGACAGCTTAACCGCAGGATAGCAGATGCCAAGCTGATAATGAGAGCGAAGAAAGACCTGCTAGACCTGTCAGAAGAACAACTGCGTAAGAGCAACGACATCTATGACCTCATATACACCAAGCGGTGGGTAGATCATAAAAGACCGAAGGACATATACAGGGAACTTGAGCTAATGGGCATGAGCTATTCAAGGAGCCACATATACGAGATCATCAAGCGCATAAGGCTGAAGACCGGCAGAAATTTTTAGTGCCTACGGTGTGAACTTAAACGTAAAAGGAGTTAAACATGAACGCACAGAAAAGAACGCCCTGTAACCGCATATGTGACTGCGAATTCGGCAGTAAGGTCTGTATGCAGAAGCGTGGATATATCTGGAACTACGTTTTGAACAGGTGGAGCAGGGACGAACACGGCAACATACACAGATGCAATCGCAAAGACTGTGACTATGAAATGTCGGTACAAATGAGGTTATTCTGATGAATAGCAGAAACAAAGGCAAAGTCGGTGAAAGAGAGCTAGCAAAAGTACTGCAAGGTTATGGCTACGATACAAGAAGGGGACAGCAGTATGCCGGTGCCAACGGTGACGCAGATGTAGTCGGCATCGAAGGACTGCACATAGAATGCAAACGCTGTCAACAGGTAAGGGACGAAGAATTCTTACAGCAAGCAGAAAGAGATGCAAGGGAATCAGAACTGCCTGTGGTGATCTACAGAAGGAACAGGGAGCAGTGGAAAGTGACTATGCGTCTGGACACATTCATCAAGCTATGGAGAGCCTACGAAAAAAATCTGAAAAAGATTCAGAAAAAGGACAAAATCGGAAAATCGGCATATTAAAATAGCATTGTCAGAATGTGTCTCTATTCCAAAGGTTATCACAAACTTTTTGAACTCCTGCAAAAGGGTGGTGCTACGGCATCGCTCTTTTGTTTATACAGAATTATGGCGAATGAACAGAACCTAAAGCCGATAACTTCTTCAGAAGAAGCTAGAGCCAAGCAGAAGAAGTCGGTAGAGAAAAGATACGAAAACAAAATACGGAAAGGTCTGATTGCTGATGCCATACTTGATGCGCTTTCAGAAGAAGATTTGCGTGAGATTGCGAGAGGAATGATAGACCGAGCAAAGGAAAACAGCAGTGATCTAATTGCAATGCGTGATACCATCGGTGAGAAACCTGTAGAGAAGCACGAAGTGAAGCTGAACGAAGACACAACCCTAGACAGGTTAAGAGAGGATTTTCCACTTCATGAAGCATGACGAAGCTGTACACCTTATAAGAACTGACCCTGCAAGGATTGGCTACTACATGGGCTTCGATGACTTCACACAGCTTCACAACAAATGGCTACTTGAAATGCTCTTTGACAACAAAGACCAGACCAAGCAAGCGCACCGAGGATCATACAAGACTTCGGTAGACGCACTCTTCATCACCTTGAATACCATCATCAGACCGTGGGAAAGGCTTCTGTTCCTGCGTAAGACAGACGATGATGTCACAGAAGTAATCGTACAGGTGCAGACGATGATGCGAAGCGGTGCCATGCAAGAGATCGCACAGGCACTGCATGACGCACCACTGATTCTGAACAAGGACACCAACAGCGAAGTAGACACAAGCTATCACGCAGGTGTCAGCGGTGCTTCACAGGTAAGGGGCTTCGGTATAGGTGCTTCGCTGACAGGTAAACACGCAGACACGATACTGACAGATGATATCGTGAACATCAAAGACAGGGTATCAAGGGCAGAGCGTGAGCGCACCAAGCTGATATACCAAGAACTTCAGAATGTGCGAAATCGAGGTGGCAGGATCATAAACACAGGAACACCTTGGCACAAAGACGATGCCTTCTCTTTGATGGGAGACATAGACAGATACGACTGCTACACAACAGGCTTGATGACAGACGCACAGATAATGGAACTGCGCAGAACAATGTCACCGAGCCTTTTTAGTGCCAACTACGAACTGAAGCATATAGCAGACGAAAACGCACTGTTTCAAGATGCACAATTCACTGCCGAAATGCCAATGGACGGTATCTGCCACATTGACGCAGGATATGGCGGTGAAGATGCCACAGCCTTCACTGTATTGGCTGTCAAAGGCGATAGCTTCATTGTATACGGCAAGAAATACCAAAGCCATGTAGATAACTGCATCAGCGATATTCTGCGCTTAAAAGCGAAATATCGGACAGGTACCACATGGTGTGAAAAGAACGCAGACAAAGGATATCTGGCAAAAGAGCTTAAGAACCGTGGTGACCTAGCGCAGACCTACCACGAACGCATGAACAAACACATAAAAATCAGCACCTACCTCAAAGAAAATTGGGGCAAAGTCTTCTTCACGGAAGATACAGACCCAGAGTACATAGCAGAGGTGCTTGACTATAACGAACACGCACCGCATGATGACTGCCCAGACAGCTTGGCTAGCGCAATAAGGCAGATGGGCAAGAAGCCGATGACACTGAACAAGGGAGTGCATAGGGGAATATGATCTACAGAATACCTTACGATACGGAAATGAGCAAAGAACTGCTTGCCAAGTATATCGGTAAGCACAAAGAATACGTACACAAGTACGCCAAGCCATTGGCAGACGCATACGAAAACAAGTATGAGATATTCAGACTACCTGCCAAGATGGACGGAAAACCAGATAACAGGATCGCTGTGAACTACGCCAAGTACATCACGGACACCTTCAATGGCTTCTTCTGCGGTATTCCTGTGAAGGTAGACACGGAAGACGAAACGATAGAAGCGTACATCGACTATCTGAACAAGACCAATGACGGTGACAACCTTAATGCAGAGGTCAGTAAGCTTGCCGATATCTGCGGTTCGTCTTGGGAAATGTACTACAACAAGGAAGACGGTGAGACAGGTATCACATATCTGAGCGATCTTGAAGCCTTCATGCTTGTAGACGACAGCATACTTGAAAGACCGCTGTACTTCGTCAGATACTACACAGACGCTGATGGCAACGAGCATGGCAGTTATTCAGATGACAAAGTGGTCAGACACTTCTGGTACGAAGGCGGTGAATATCACTTTGAAAACGATGAACACGTACACGGCTTCGGCTATGTTCCTGCGGTAGAGTATCTTTCAAACGATGAACGCATGGGACTGTTTGAATCAGCGTTACCGGCTATTAACGCATACAACAAAGCACTGTCAGAGAAGGCAAACGATGTAGACTACTTCGCAGACGCTTATCTGAAGGTCATCGGTGCAAGTGTAGATGACGATGACACATTCCATATCAGACGCACAAGGGTAGTGAACTTCGATGGCGACATCAGCGAAGGCAACTACCCTATAGTGGAGTTTATGGAGAAGCCAAGCAGTGACGAAACACAGGAACATCTCCTGGACAGACTACAGAAAGATATCTTTATCACTTCAATGGTAGCCAACATCAGCGATGAGAACTTCGGTTCATCTTCGGGCATAGCATTGAGGTACAAGCTTGAAGCGATGCAGAACCTGTTCACGGCAAAGTCGAGACGCTTCACATCTTCGATGATGGAACGCTACAAGATCATCTTCAGTAGCCCTGTGGCACAGATGCATGGCGTAGGCAAGGACGCATGGGCAGGTATCGAGATACGCTTCACAGCCAACTATCCTGCCAACCTTGAGAGCGAAGCCACGGTAGCCAAGAACCTTGAAGGCATCGTGAGCAAAGAGACACAGCTTAAGGTGCTGTCTGTAGTGGATAATGTCAAAGACGAAGTGGAGAAGCTTGAAGCAGAACAGCTACCGAGCGTAGTAGACAACATATTCGGTGAATAACAATGCCAACATTACAGACCCTGTGGCAAAAGAATCAGAGTAACTACAGGTATTGGACAGAGCGAGAAAAGAAACAGCGTGAACTGTACATGATGGAAGAAGCGCAACAGCAGAAAGAGCTTGAACGCATTTACTCCGATATGTACAGGTGGGCTGAAGACGAAATAAACCGATTCTATGGCAAGTATGCGACTGCGGAAGGCATTGACATCACCGAAGCCAAAAAGCGTGTCACACAGGCAGATATCGAGGAATACGAACGCCTTGCAAAGGAGTATGTCAGAGACAGGAACTTCAGCGACAGAGCCAACGCTGAAATGCGTCTGTACAATGCTACAATGCGCATCAACCGCCTTGAAATGCTTAAAGCACGAATAGGACTGCACCTTGTAGATGGCATCAACACGATAGACGAATACTATGAAAAGGTCATCACAGACCGTACAGCAAAGGAGATAGAGAGACAGGCAGGAATACTTGGTGAAACGGTAACCAATGCCGACACGATCAAGAGAGCCAACAACATAGTCAACGCTTCATTCTTCAATGCCACATACTCTGAACGCATATGGAGTCACCAAGATCGCTTACGTTCGATGATAAGCATAGAACTTCAGAAGGGTCTGATAGCAGGTATCGGTTCAAGGCAGATGGCATCGAATATCCGCAGAGAATACGATGTATCACTAGCCGATGCACACAGGTTGATGGTGACAGAGTTAAGGCGTGTACAGACAGATGTAGCTATGGATTCATATAAGGCAAGTGGCGTGGAAAGATATGTCTACTTGGCTGTAAATCCTAGGGCTTGCCCGATATGTCGAGAGCTTGACGGTAAAGACTTTGCGGTAGCTGAAGCAGAACCTGCCAAGAACGCACCGCCAATGCACCCAAGATGCCACTGTACCACAGCACCTTATGTAGACGAAGATGACTACAACGCATGGCTGAACTACCTGTCACAAGGTGGCAGAACATCGGATTGGAACAATATGTCGCCTACCGAGCGACAGAAGTACGTTTCACCTGTGGTACAATCAACACCAAGGAATGGATTTGACCGTAACACTGTACAGTACACACCAGAAGGTCAGCAGATCAAAGATTGGTGTGAGCATGAAGGTATCGAGTACAGAGAAGTCAAAGACCTGTCGAAGAAACTAGGCGTGAAGGAGATCATATCAAGGCTTGGCGGTGGGGATATGACAAAAGGTTCCTGCGTATCGCTTGCCTGTTCGTACATTGCGAACAAGGCAGGGTGGGACGTAATCGACTTCAGAGGTGGTAAAAGCTGTCACGCATTCGCACTGAACTTGAACAACCGAAAGCTGTGTAAGCTTAATGGCGTAAGTTTTACAGAAAACGATGACTATTCTGCCATAAAGGGCGCACAAGCTCTGATGGCACAAATGGAGCAGGACAAAGAATATATGCTTGTGACAGGCAAACACGCATCTATGGTCAGAAAGGCAGACAGCGGTTATCAGTATCTAGAACTTCAGAGCGCAAGAGAAATAGGGTGGAAAGACTTTGATAGCTACGGATCAACAGTGAAGACCCTACAGAAGAGGTTCGGCTGTCAGAAATCAAGAACGGTTTACGGCACAAAGATGATGCAACACAGCTTTATGATTGATGCCGAATCGTTGTATAATAGTGATGAATTCAGAGACTTACTTGGGTACATAAATACAGCAGAATCAGCACAAAAGAAGGGAGCAAGCGGAAGTGTTAAGTGACTTCTACAAAGAAAATGAGAATGACCGCATCTGGTGGGTAGATGACACAGAAACCACGGGAGAGTGGCTATTTTCGTTTGACAAGAAGAAAATCTACAATATGTTTGCTGACTTTCCGCAGAAGCTGACCAAAGAAGAAGTGCAGATATTCATTGAAGAACAGCCATATTGGGCAGACTTCTTCCGAGATCGCTTGACCGAATATCTGTAAATATCACGAAACCACAAACAAATATCACTAAATAGCAAGAAAGACACTTCGGTGTCTTTTTTATATGTCCAAGCATTGAAGACACAAAAAGCTATGGTAACACAGTGCAAGCCTTGAACACTCAAAAAGCTATGGGTAGTCGATGCTTTATGACTTAAAAGAAAGGACACACACATGGAAACTAACGAGCAGATGGAGCAGAACGTAGAAACCAAAGAAAAGGCAGAAACCAAAGCTGAAACCAAGGAACCCGAAAAGAAGTACACCGATGCAGAGGTGGACAAGATCGTGCAGGACAGATTGGCAAGGGAACAGAAGAAGCGTGAAAAGGAAGTCGCTGAAGCTGAAAAGCTTGCCAAGATGAATGAGAAGGAACGCTATGACTATGAGGTATCAGAACTGAAAAAGGAGCTTGACGCACTCAAAGCCGAGAAGAACCGTTCAGAGATGATGACCACGGCAAGGCATATGCTTGCCAACGATGGGCTGAACGTATCCGATGCGATCTTAAGCGTACTTGTAACTTCAGATGCAGAGCAGACCAATGAAGCGGTCAAAAGCTTCAGCAAACTGTTCAAAGACGAAGTAGAGAAGGGCGTAAAGGCACAGCTTGCAGGTGGTAACCCAAAGAAAGGTAGTACATCTGCTCTTACAAGGGAACAGATTTTTGCAATCAAAGACCCTAGTCAAAGACTTAAAGCAATTGAAGAAAACATGGATTTATTCAAGAAAGGGAACTAATCATGGCATTAATCACAGGAACAACCGTATCAACAGATGTAGCACCTGCTATCTCTATTGATCTTGTAAACGAACTTCACAATTCTTATCGTGCGCTTGCAGATATCCTTGGTATCACCAGAATGGACGCAGTACCAGAAGGCAACACGATCAATGTGTACAAGTCAAGCGTTAAGGGCAACATTCCTGCACAGGTCGCTGAAGGTGTTGAAATCGGTCTTACCGAAACACAGAGAGTAGGAACACCTATCACCATGACTCTGAAGAAATTCAGAAAGCTGACCACAGCAGAAGCTATCCAGAAGTCTGGCAGAGAGAATGCGATCTATGACACAGACCGTGCGCTGATCCGTGCGGTAAGAGCAGGTGTCAAGTCTGACTTCAATACATTCCTTGCAACAGGAACAGGCACGGCAACAGCAGGTGCTACTTTACAGGCACAGCTTGCAAACAACTGGAATGCACTCCAGACATACTTTGAAGACGCAGATGTAGAGCCTGTACACTTCGTATCTAGCACAGATGTAGCAGGTTATCTCGCTTCTGCTTCAATCTCAATGCAGACAGCATTCGGCATGACCTATGTAGAAGACTTCCTTGGTCTTGGTACACTGTTCATCATTCCTTCGCTCACAGCAGGTACTGTTATTTCCACAGCAAAGGAAAACCTGCACTGCGCATATGTACCTGCAAACGGTGCAGTAGGACAGGAATTT